GTTGCTGAACCCGGAACCGGAGGTGGTGGCGGAGGCAGTGGAGCAAGTGTAGACGTAAGTGACACTCCACCAGGAACTCCTTCTGCAGGTAATATATGGTTTGATAGTTCAACAGGAAGTTTATTTGTATATATTACTGATACAGATAGTAGTCAATGGGTTCAACCAACTGCTCCTGTACCAGATTTTAGTACATTTAGTAGTGTGCAAATTACAGGCGGCGCTCAAAGTATAGATGCATCTACAAAATCAGATACATTAAACTTTACAGCTGGCACAAATATTACAATGACTATAGACGAAGCTAGTAACACACTTACTATTAATAGTACAGGTGGTGGCGGAGGTGGCGGCGGCGGATCATATGATCAAAGTTTGAATACATCAGATAGCGTAACTTTTGCTAGTCTGACAACACCTAGTTTTACTAATAGCGGATCAGGCGGAGCATTATTCGATAGTGCTTCAACTATTACATTAGATGCACCGGACGGAATACTATTAGAAAACATATCAAAGCAATCTGAAGTATTATCGTCGTTAACAGGAGCAACTGGAGTTGTTGCCCACGACTTTGGTGCAAACGCAATATTTGATCATACTTCTATTGCAGCAAACTTTACAGCAAATATAACTAATGTACCAACAACTACAGATAGAGCGTTAAACGTTGTTCTTGTATTACGTCAAGGTGCAACACCGTATATACCAAATGCAGTACAAATTGATGGAGTAGCTCAAACATTAAATTGGGTTGAAGCTCTTGCACCTACAGGAAACGCAAATTCAATAGACGTAATTACATTCTCATTATTAAGAGTAGGTGCAACATGGACTGTGTTAGGTGGTTATACAAACTATGGATAACAGCCAATGCCTCGTTTAGGATCTTTAACTAGTAACATATTTTTTAGTAGTCCGCAATCGGAATTTAAGTTTATCAAACAAATTGATAATCCTAATGCATACGATGTAAAACAGGATGATTTTTTTGCAAATAGTGTTGCTGTAAATAATAGTTACACTGTTGTTGGTAGTATTGAAAGTGATGCGGCTGCTGCACAAAACGGTAAAGTTTATGTGTTTAGTAGTGCAGGATTATTGCAATATACTATTGATAATCCTAGTACAACTGCACCTCCAGGTTTAGGAGAAGGTGATCAATTTGGTACGGCAGTTGCATGTAGTGATAGTTACATTATAGCAGGTGCAGAAAGAGAAGACACTGGTGCCGACACTGATACTGGTGCAGCTTATATATTTGACATTACTGACGGTAGTTTATTGTTTACACTTGCTAATCCAAATCCTGCAACTACAGAAGTAAATCCTAACGGTGATGCATTTGGTAGTAGTGTAGCTATATCAGAAAACTATGCGGCGGTTGCAGCACCACGTGAAGATGAACCTGGAATAGGTGATGATACTGGCTGGATTTATATATTTGATACTAGTGACGGTAGTTTATTACAATCTGTTAAAAATCCAAATATTGATGCAGAAGATGAATACCCAGGAGATCAATTAGGCGGCAGGGTACAAACACTTGCAATGAATGATACTTACACAGTTGTTGGAAGTTGGCGAGAAAATACAGCTGGTGCAACAGGCGGTGGTGATAGTGGTGCAATACATATTATAACAAACGCAACAGGCGCAGTGCAAACAATTTTAAATCCTAATCCAAACGGACCAGCTATCGGAACTGATAACTTTGACCAGTTTGGATATAGTGTTGACATAAGCGGAAACTATATTATAGTAGGAGCACCAGGTGAAGATATTGACGGAACAAACAGTGGTAATGCATTTATATACGAGTTATCTGGAGGGTCGTGGACACTACTAAGAAGACTGTCAAATCCAAATGCATATAGTACTGTAAATAACGATTACTTTGGTTCAGAAGTTGCTATTAATGATAGTTACTGTGCAGTAGCCGCACAAGACGAAGATACAGCCGCTGGTCAGTCTAGCGGAATTGTTTACATTTTTAGTATGTCAGACGGATCATCTGTAAAAACTATTGACAATCCAAATGCATTTGGCAATGTAGATAATGATAGATTTGGTGATGTAATGAGTATGAGTAGTACTAGATTGTGCGTTGGCGTGAAATCTGAAGACGCTGACGGAGCCGATAATAGCGGTGTTGCATATTTGTATAAGGTATAAGTATTATAATGAGTAACGAAAAAGAATATATTGTTGTTGTAAACAGAGGCGTAGACCTAACTAAATTTGATCAAGAAATGTCTTCTGAATACGGCGACAGTTCTGCTATACCAAGCAGGGCTATTGAAGTTGCAAATGCCAGACTTGGTAGTAAAAGAATGACTCACTGGATGTTATCAGATGATGAAGCAGAACAATTACTCAACGACGAACGAGTGCTAAGTGTAGAAATACCACCAGATCAAAGAAACGATATTCAGATAGGAATTAAAGCAACACAAACATCAGATTTTACTAAACCTTCTGCATTAGATTCAGACAAAGTAAACTGGGGACTAAGACGTTGTATAGAAGCTACTAATATATACAGTGACGGTACAACAGCAAGTAACGAATATCCATATGCATTAGACGGAACCGGAGTTGATGTTGTTATACAAGATAGTGGCCTTCAAGTTGACCATCCAGAGTTTGTAGGTAGAGTACAACAAATTGATTGGTATACAGAAAGTGGATTACCTGGATCACAAAACGTAAATCATTATAGAGATTTTGATGGCCACGGTACACACTGTGCAGGTATTGCTGCTGGCAAAACATATGGATGGGCTAAAAATGCACATGTATATGCTCAAAAATTAAACGGATTAGAAGCACCATCAGATCCTAATTCAGGGATTCCTATTTCTGATGCATTTGATGCTATTAGATTGTGGCATGCAGCAAAGACAAACGGAAGACCAACAATAGTAAACATGAGTTGGGGATATAGTGCTAGTGTAGGCGGAAGTCCTACAGGAGGAAATTACAGGGGAACTGGTTGGACTTGGGGAGTTGATTATACAGCTAATCTTGCTCTTTGGCAAGCAACAGGAATAGTAGTACCAACAAATGGTGCAAATAGAACAATTCCTGTTAGAGTGCCATCTGTTGATGCTGAGATTGAAGATATGATTGATGCAGGAATACACGTTGTAATTGCAGCAGGCAACGACTACTATAAAGGAGATGTTGTTGGCGGAGTTGATTATGACAACACTATAGTATACGGAGGATCAACTTATTACTACCATAGAGGAAGCAGTCCGCACAGTGATGAAGCTATCATAGTTGGTAATTCAGATTCAGTAGCTCAACAAAGCGGAGCAAACTTTTTAGATAAAACTAGTAACAGCTCAAGTAGAGGTCCAAGATTAACTTGCTACGCACCAGGAACAAATATTATAAGCACATGTAGTACAACATCAATATACGCTACAGGTGATTACACTCCGGACACAAATTTTAAAATAGCATTGATTAATGGGACTAGTATGGCGGCACCTCAAGTAGCAGGCGTTATTGCACAGTACCTTACAGTACAGCCAACACTATCTCCTAAGAATGTTAAAGATAAAATTTTAAATGAATCAAAGCCAACATTATTTTCAACTGGTTCAGATTCAGATTATTCAGAATTTGGAACATCATTATTAGGAGCACCTAATAAGTTTTTATATAGTAAATACGGTAGACAGCCGTATTACATATCAGGCGGAGTTACAATTACAAAATAATAATATGAATAAATATTAGTAGAGGTTTATTATGGCATTAAATTTTCCGGCATCACCGGTACTAGACGACACATTTACAGACGGCACCACCACTTGGAAGTGGAATGGTACAGCATGGTTAGTTGACAGCGGTTCTGCAGCAGGTGCTAATGTTGACCAATTCAAAACAGTAGCAGGTGATACTGGTTCGACTACAGCAAACAGTCCAACAGACACACTTACTATTGCTGGAGGTGCAAATCTGTCTAGTTCAGTAACAGGCGATATTGTTACTTTAGATGTAACTGGATCATTAGGAGATCCGGATCAAAATCTATTTTCAACAATTAATAGTGATGCTGGCAATGTTGTTGCAGATTCAGTAACAGACGCATTAACTGTAGCAGGTGCAGGATCAGTAAGCACAGGAATATCAGGTAAAACACTAACTATAACAGGCTCTACTCCTAGTCTGAGTATTGACGATTTAACTGATGTTGATACAACCAATACAACTCCTGTAGCAGGAAATGTGTTAAAATGGGATGGGGCAAAATGGTCGCCAGGTACTGATGCTACATCAGGTGGTGCAGGCACTGACGCTGATACACTTGATGGACAAGATAGTATCTATTTCTTAAATTATAACAACTTACAAAATACACCAAGTATACCTACAGACGTAAATGATTTAACAGACACTACAACGTTATTATTTGACGGCGTGTTTGGTAGTTTAACAAGTATACCAACTACTATTGCAGGTTATGGAATAACAGATGCTGTTGAAGATTTTGCAGATCTAGGAGCAAAACCAACTACTATAGCAGGGTACGGAATCACTGACGCAGTTGTAAACTTTGCAGACTTAGGTACTACACCTACTACATTGTCTGGATACGGAATCACTGATGCACTAGATACTAGTTCTACTTTAGCAAGTTTAGCAAACGTAGACTCAACTGCTCCAGCTACAGGACAAGCACTTGTATGGGATGGTGACTCATGGGGTCCGGATACAGTAAGTGGTGGCGGAGGCGACCCAGATCAAAACTTATGGTATCAATTTAATGGAGATGCTGGTTCACTTACTGCGAACAGTACAACTGATACTATGACTGTTGCTGGTGGAACAAATATTTCTACAAGTGCAGCAAATGATACTATTACAATTAACTTCACAGGCACATTAGGGGTTACAAGTTATAATGCATTAACTGAAGTCCAAAATACTGGTAGAACTATTGATAAAAGTTATATGCCAGCATTTGCAATGATTAGAATGAATAATGTAGGTAATACAGCATACAGTGTTGACAGTCACGGGTATACTGGAAACAATCCTACAATTTATGCTATTGGCGGAATGACTATTGCATTTGATTTAGACGGCGTTGGCGGACATCCATTTGAAATACAAGATGGTACCGGCACAGCATATTCAACAGGACTTACACACGTTGACGTTATTGGTAATGTAAGCACCGGTGCTAGTGCAAACGGACAAGATGCTGGAACATTATATTGGGAAGTTCCAGAAACAATATCAGGTAATTATAGATATCAGTGTACGCTACATGCATCAATGGTTGGTGCTATAACTATTAAGCGTATTTCAATAATTTAAAGATAGTTTTTTCATTAAATCAAAGATTTGTGTTCTTGTTTGATTTATTGTAAATCTAGCATCTTTGAGACTTCTTGGATCAACATTTGCACCTGAGGACAAGTCATGCCCAACATCTATTTGTTCTGCTTTAGTTAACCAAACTTCGTACAACTCTTGCATCCTACCTTTGTACTGTTCAGGACATTCATTTAATGCGGATTGAAAACTTTGTAGATCTTTTTTATACTGTTTAGTATCTGTTAACTTTGGAAACATTATATACCTTCAGGTTTAAGTATAACACATTTATCATCTTCAAACGTACCATTGTTAACTTCAGTAATACTAGTTTCTCCGCTCAATGCTTCAATGCTAACAGGTTGATGAGGAGGAACATGATATGTTTGACCTTCATTTAAAATTGCTTCGTACAACTGACCTTTATTAGTGTCTATCCAGCGTAATTTTATATTACCGCTATTAATAAACCAAGTACGTTCTTGCTTCTTTGTAAATGCAAATGGAGTCTTTCCAGGTTGAGTAAACACTAGCATTTTTGCACCATAATTTTCAGCACTTGCCCATACTAACTCATATCCCCATTCTGTTTTTTGTGATGCACTTTGTAAATTTTCCATATATTAATCCATTAAATCTATTACTCGAAATACTGTTTCAAGTTTACGTTGATTAGTTTTATTATTGAGTGTATTCTTTAATCCGTTGTGTAACGGTTTTGGCCATTGTCCAAAATTTACCCAAGCATAACCGTCATGTTCATGATTTAATGTAGGTAAAAATTCTTGGTTAACAACACAAAGATAAGTGTGGAATAAAAAGTTAGTATCATTGCTTACAAACGTTTCTAAAGGCATTGTTTTTTTAATTTCAACAGTGCCAATTTCTTCTGCAATTTCTCTTTTCAACCCTTCAAAAGGAGTTTCGCCTGACTCGTTGCCACCACCAACAAGCCCCCATAGATTTCCTGTACGCCCTTGAGCTCTATGTAAAAACAAAAAGCGTTTGGTATTTAGAGCATAGAATAACGCTCCGCTACATACAGTAATATTATCTTTCATACTAATAGTTATTTTAAAATGCCAGGCGCCAGGTGCCGTTTTGGGATTCGCCGTCGTATGCTAATAGCCATTCGTCATTTTCGTACTTGTACTGCTTACTTGTATTGAGGTTAGTTGTATATACAACTGTGCTGTCGTCAGCACTAGCATCAAATACAATATGCCAATTACTACCGTCCCATTCAATAATATCATTAGTACTTGCTACAAATTCAGTACCGTCATTGTTCTTCCAAGCATCAGGACCATCATATGCTGCATCTTCTACGTTAGCACTGTTGTTAATATCTGCTAGTATTAGTATACGTGGGTTACCTGATTTTAATGGAGTAGGATTAGTTTTGTAAGGATTAATAATATAATCAATTTTGTTTCTATCACCATTAGGACCATGCATAATTGTATCTGCAGGGAAACTATCACTATCCCAAGAAATAGTTAATTCGTATTCGTCTAATGGATTTATAACCACAGTACCTACTAGTTCATTAGCAATGTCTGTGCGTCTTAACCTTAGTTCAGTAACTCCGCTGTTAAAGTTAAACGGCATATCACTAATATACCCTGTCCAAGTTTCTGCTCCAACAACACCTTTGTTAATTAATTTAGCTGTTGTACCTAAAACAAGTAATCCGTAATTATCGTGTCCTGTTGTTACAAGAGAATCTACATCAGTTTTAAGTATACCTTCACTTGTAATTTGCTCTTCAATTTCACCAGTACCTACAACAGCAATTCTAGTTGTTACATCACTTTGTGGAACTGGTCTATCATCGTATGCTTGGCTAATAGGTCTTGCAAGATCTAAATCAATAGTGCCCTTTGTTTCGTTGAAAATACTTTGTACTACTTGGGTAATAACACCTAAACGTTTTACTTTAACAGGTGGTGATATATAAATTGGTGTGTTAAAAGTCATTGTTGCAACATCAATTTCGCTGTCTACACCAACAGGAACACTTCTACTACTAAAAGTTAAGTTTTCTAAATTAACTACACTTAAACTTGTCCAGTCAATATAGTTGTCTGTAGTTTGTATTTCTAAACTAGGATTAAACAACATTAATATTTGCTCTAGTATTTGTAATTTTTGATCTGTGTTTGAACTCCAAATATCCACATTAACTGTAAGGGTATATGGAGTAGGCATTAATCGTTCAACAGTATAGTTCTTGCCTTCTTTGTTTAAGTATTCATTACCGTCGGTATCATATGCTTGTTCACGTATGTTAACTTTATTAATATAACTTGAGTCAGCAAGTCTTGCTGTGTCCATAGCAAGCCCTGTAACATAAACACTCATACGAGGTGCGCTAGGTATTTTGTTTTCGCTGTTGTCACGGATAATGTTTGCTACTTGACGTGTTAGATCACCATACATAACAGGAATTTCAGTTAAGTTTCCTTTACCGTCCTTGTAACTAAAGTTACTCATTAGGCGAACCATTTGTGTTATGTAGCGTCTTATTTGCCCGTCATAAAAGTGTTGCATTATTCAGTTTTGCCTTTGTAATTATTAATAGCATCTGCAGCTTCTTGCGATAATTTGCTATATTCTTTTGTTTCTTCGTCATACATTGACCATAACATTTCAACACCTTTGTCACCTAAAAATGTAAGCATTCTATAAACATCATTATCTACTATATCACCTGCTTTTACAGAAGGCATTATTCCGTTATCTTTTATGTTATCTTCAATATAATTATCTATTAAATTTTCAACCCATTTTCCTTTTACACGTTGCATTCCAAACTGTTTTTCTATTGTTGTAAAACGAGATATTTGTCCAGATATTATACTAGGCGATGTTGGTGCATTAGGATTATCTCTAGGTTCTACACGACCCATAGCATATTTTGCTCCAACACTAGTGCCAAACCACCCATCTTTTTTGAACGGCGATACTCCAAAACTTTGTCCTTTTATAGTAATAATAACTCCTTTGTGCCAACCAATTTTAGGTTGATAACCTACATAGTTTCCGTTCATTTTAATTTCAGATGTGTCAACCCATGTTAATGTAAAGAATTTACTACCATATATTACGTATCCAAGTTTACTCATAACATCATTAACTTCGTCTATTAAAAATTGACTTTTTCCAAGATCGTATTTAAAGTCAGCAATAATATCAGTACTCATAGTACTTTTATATTTTTCTTTGTATTGTTTTAACACCTCAAATAAATGTGGCCTTGTTTCAATCCTTTCTAGTGCTTTTAATAATCTACCTTCACTAGTGCCTAATCCGTCTATTGCTTCGTATATTTCGTCAGCAATATTAGGTGCTGTTTCAGCTTGTTCGCCACTTAACCCACTTTCGCCTTCTTCACCTGATCCAGTTGATCCACCAGGTAAATTAATATCTGGCAGTTGACTTCCTAAAAGATTGCCTTCAGCATCTACATATTTGCCTTGGTCGTTCATACGTCTTACAACTTCACCAGTTTCGTCATGTTTATTGTCACGGTCCTTGTCAACCCTATCTGCATATGCATTTTGTTGATCAGCAAGATCTTTTAATGTAGCAGTTTGCACACCACCTACTGTAACTGGTTCTGTTTTATCTTCTGGTTCTGTTTTATCTTCTGGTTCTGTTTTA